CGAGTAGCGCAGCGGCCTGCGCGTGCAAGTCGTTGACGCTGATATTGATCGCGACGTCACGCTGTCTCGTGTCGTACTGCGCGTTGAGCTTAGACGCGATCCACTTATCCGTATCGACTTGAAGTCTCGCCACGTTGACCATGTCAGGCGTTGCAGCTTGTGACGTCTGCACCGCTCTGTTCGCGTAGAAGTGTGCAGCTTCTGCCTGCGCTGCGTTGTAACGACCCCTGCGCCCTTCGACGCTGTCGAGCCACTTATACCAGAGCTTCGTTCCTATGTCGTACTGCTTGCACAGCATCTGCATTGTCTCGCCCTGCGCGATACGCTCGAAGATGTCATCTTCTCCGACAGCGTCTAGCGCTGCCATCTTCGCTTTTCCGACTTCACCTACCACGGTATATCATCTCCTCCTAAGTCCCAGTTGACTGGCGCCTTGTCTTCGCCGTTATACACGACTTTCGTTAGCTTCGCATTCGGGAAGCTGTCGTATGCCTTGTCCAAGAACGACGCAGTCCAGTCAGCTCGTAGGATCCTGCACGCGTCGCTCACGCTGTACACTGTCCAGTGCGGATACTTCTTCCGCAGCTCTGCGTGCCCGTGGAATGCGATGCACATAATATCGCCCTCCTCCATCTGCACGCACCAAGCGCTCTCCTTGAGCGGCTCGTGCCCCGCTTCTAACGCCGCCTTCTCGAGCACGTCCCACGCTCGGATGAGCTGCCCGCACACTTCGTGCGTCGTGACGACGTCGTTCGCTAGCACCGCAGCCTCGAGTGCTTCGTAGGCAGCTTCGAACCGCCCTGCCATTTCCGGCGGCACGCACTTCGGCAACTGATCGCCCCAGCGCCTAATCTTTTCCTCGCTCACTCTCTGCAACGGCTCGAGCTGTCCCCATACCGCCGCCTTAATGACCAGCGCATCCTCGTCTGGCTTTACATTGCCAACGGCATCTCTCCCTCTCGCCTTTGCTTTCCCTGTCGTTATGTAGCTCTTCTTGGCCATGCTAATCCTCCTTCACTAAACCATGCCACCGCACTTCCTCCGCACCTACAATCATAAGCCTCCGCACTTCCGCCGCACTAGCGTATACTATACGCTAGAGGTGCGGCGGCGGGTTTTACGGCTTATTTTCCGCACCTTCCGCACCTCTCCGCACCTTTAGTGCGGTAAGTGCGGACGCATAATATCCCGCATCAGATACGCCCCGAGAACCTGTTCCAACTGCTCCAAGTCATCCATGGTATCGGAGATAACTTTGATCGCCTCCGCCACGTTCTCGTCGCTGTCCAGCGGCTGGCACCGGCTGTTGTTTCCGTTCCACTCGACCTCGTACATATCGCACGCCTCGCAATACACGACGCGCATGATCTCTTCTTTCTCTTTGGCAATGGTCACAGCCCCGCCTCCTCGCGTTTGATCCACTCACCGACGACGATCACCGGAACCTCGCGACCATCGCGCCCGCTTTTCCATTCGGCTTCCTTGAGCACGCCTGTCTCGAGCCACTTATTCACGATCGCCTTGACCTTCGCCTTCTCGTGTTTCTTTTCCATGTCTAACTTTAGCACATTCGCCACGGCCACGCCCACCCAGCTTTTCGCTTGGACGTTTTTTCTCATTGGCTCGCCCTTCTCTTCGGCGGCGCCAACGATGCGCTGCACCTCGAGTGCGTGCTTGGCTTGGATCCCGTCGAATAAGTCGGGCAGCTTAAACTCCACCGCGACCCCGACGTATTCCTCGTTGGCAAGCTGCACCCCGAGCATGCGCCGGTACGTCGCCTTCTCCGCTGGCAGTGACAGGTTGTTCTTGCCGTCGTCGACGCGCATGATGCCGCGCGCGTCGCTCTCGCTGACGCCGAGCTTCATCGCCTCCTCCATTGACACGCGATTGAGGACGCGCGCGGCGCGGGCTGCGCCGATGAGAGATCCGGCGCCGCGTACGCTGTCGATCGTCGCGTCCTCGCCGTTCTGCTTGCGAATGTGGTGCGTGAGCACGATCGCGGCATCCGTCGCGTCTGCGATGGCGCGCACAGCGCCCACGGCTGCGTTCATGGCCGCGTTGTCGTTCTCGTTGATCTGCCCGAGCGCCGCGACCCACGGGTCGATGAACACGAGGCCAATGCCGTTGTCGTTGATCACTTTGATCATGTACTCAACGATCTCCTCGACGACTTCTAGCCCGTCGCGCGATTGCTTGGCAAAGATCATCTTTAGCTCGCGCCCTGCGTCTAGGAAGAGCCGGCCGCGGATGTCGTCTGGCTTGATGTCGTAATGCTGCATCACGGCTGCCATTCTGCGCTGCATCTCCTCCATCGGATCCTCGAGGTTCACGATCCACACTTTGCACGTCTCGTGCACGGGTTCGCCGAGCAGCGGCTTGCCAGTCGCCACGGACACGCCCTCCACCATTTGCATGGATGACTTGCCCAAGCCCCCTGCGGAGGCCACGACGCTGACGTATGAGCGGATGTAGTGGTGCCCGTACACCCAGCGCCTCTTCGGTATCTTGGCGGCGTCTATCGGCTCGAACGGCGTCGGCCAGTTGCGCTCGGTTGCAGCCGCCTCGAGTTTCGCCTGCTCGACCGGCTTAGCCTGCGAGAGTGCGAGCTTGAGCGCCTCCTCGCCAGCTTCTTGCAGGTAGTCGTTGGCGTCCTTGACGTTCTCGACGCCGAGCGTATCGAAGCGCACGACGTGCACGGCTGTGCTTCCGTCGCCTGCGAGGACTTCGGCGCACTTGTCGACGTCTAAGTCGGGATCCGCGCATATGGTGACGTCTGAGGCGCGTGGGACGTTGTACGAGGCCATGCCAGCCTTGCCGAACGTGCAGACGACCGTCGCGGCCTCTCCGCACGCCTGACGCACGCTGAGCGCGTCCTCTGGGCCTTCGGCAATGACGATTGGCGCGTCTCCCTCGATGCGCATGACATTACCAGCGATGACGCCTCTGCTGTATTTGCTGATGCCGTTATGCTCGCGCTTCTTGCCCTCGGGCGTGAGTAGGACGGCTTGCACGCCTTGCAGCGTGCCGTCCTCGTTGATCGCGGGGAAGATAATCGCGGGCCCGTCGTATACGTTAGGGCTAAAGCGCGCCACGTCGACCGCTGTGCTCGCTCTGAGGCCGCGTGAGTTCAGGTACAGCAGCGCTGGGCGCACCGCGTCTGTCGTCTCGCGTGAGATCGGCACTGCGCGCTCCCACTGCTCCTGCGCCTTCTTTATCTTGTCTTGGCGTGTCTCCTCGTCGCGCACCAGCATTTCCTTGCTGGCGAGGCGTCCGATGAGGCGATCGAACTCTGACGCGCTGTAGGGCACGGCGTCGCTGTCTTCGAGCAACTTCGGGTTTTCGCCGCCGCGCTTGTAGCCGGAACCGATTGTCGCTTTTATCTCTATGTCGTTAAGGCCGATTTGCTTGGCCGCGCTGTGCAGCTCGGAAACCGCTGCGTCGATGTTGGCTGGGCCAAGGTGCGCGTGGCGGCCTAATGCGTATGCCGCCTTGTTTAGCGCCTCGTTGCGTGCGCCTTTTAGTGTTGTCAGGATTTCGCTGACGGCGCTTTCGCGTACTTTCTCAAAATATGCTTCACTCATTTATGCTCACTCTCACTGCGTCGTTGGTGCAAATGACACGTTGTCGATAACGTGTCATTTGCGTTTTTACTTAGAACCCGAAGTCGCTGCCTCCCCCAGCGGATGCGGCGGGTGCCGGCGCGGGCGCGACTTGTACAGGATCTTGTACAACTGGCGCATCGTCCTTCGCTGGGCGATCGATCCACTTGGCAATGTGGAAGCCGACGTCGTAGGACGTGCCCTTGCCGATGACGACTGGCGTCGACGACGTGACTTGCACGACCGGCACTTGCGTTGCGAACTCGGGCATCGTTTCGGCCGTATTATACAGCTTGGCGATGAATGAGCCTAGCCCGTAGCTGTTCCCGCTGAATTGCGCGTGGCGTCCATCCGCCATCCAGCAATCCACTTCGAAGCCTTTCTTGTGCTCGTCGCTTGGCTTTGCGATTTGCTGTGACGGCGATGGCCACGGCTGCCAGTCCCTGACGCCGATGTCAATGTGGAGCCATCCGAAGACGACGTTCTTGATGTCGATGGCTATCCCGCGATCCATGTCGATCGTCTCGTCGCCTCCCTCGGCCTTCAGCGTCCACCGGTTCTGCGGCAAGTTGACGCGGACAAAGTTAGAGTTCCCGCTACTCTCTGATGTAAATTCGATTGGCATGTGTGTCTCCTGACTTAGTTTGCCTGAGTGAATTTGTAGGCCCACGGCGGGATCTCGAGAGTTTGCAGCTCTTCGTACCCGTAGTTCCATAAGCCCGTCTCCTGCGCATTGGCGTAAGCCTCTAGCGCATATTTAACTGCCGCGTTGCCCTCTTCGAGCGAGCGCCAGTTAAGCTCGTAGACGCCGACCTTGTGCGGCGCCGACTTACCTACAGCAATAAACACGAAGCGGTCAATCTCATGGCCAGCCAGTGTCATCACCCTGCGGTAAAACTGATCTTGTATGTGATAGCCGAAGTTCGCCGCCTGCTTGGCGAAGCCCTCCGGCGATGGATCGACCGTCGTCTTTAAGTCGATCAGCGTGGCAATGTCCTTGCGCCACCCGTCTGGACGAGCGCGCATATCTACGCCATATATCTGGTCACGCGCGAACACGCTGGCTTCGCACGTCATGTTCGACGTGAGGAGCTGCGCTGCGTCGGGGTTGGCGCGGACGGCTTCTGCCATGCCCTTGGCTAAACGATAATCGCCGTCAGTGAGGAGCAGCGCGCCCGCGGCATCTGCATCGGCTTTCATCTCCGTCCACGCCTTACCGCGGCGCGTCTCCGGCCCGCACCAGACAGTGTCGGCCAGTAGCGGCTCGAACACGAATGTGTGCGTGGCTGTCCCTACGTCGAAGGCGTTCTTGTGCTCGCGCTCGGCGTACTTAAAATCGAAGAGGCTTTGCAGCGCGATCGTCTTAGCGCCTGAGGCGCTGAGCGCGTCGCTCGCGTGGTACTCTTCGTTCGACATGTCGTATCGTATGTTGGTCATTTTATATTCCGTAGTATCTCAGACACGCGGCCAATGTTGACGTTAAACTTTTCGGCAATGTCCTGCTGTGT